ATCTAAAGAGATGAAATCAGATGAAGTAATGGAAGATGACTATATAGACTTTATAGTCTCACAGTCTTTAACATCTGATGAAGAAAAAATGTTAAATAAAGAATTAGAGCAGAATGACGAATTAAGCATGGTGTTTGATAAAGTCATGGAAACTGCTTCAGAATTTGCAGGATCTGGTCCAGTTGAAGGACCGGGTTCAGCAGTCTCCGATTCCATACCCGCAAGGTTATCGGATGGTGAGTTTGTCTTTACTACAAAAGCAGCAAAAGAAATTGGAGCTGATAATTTACAGCGTATGATGGATGATGCGGAAGCTAAAGCAGATCAAAGACAAAACATGCAAGAAGGTGGAGAAGCCGAAGAAGAGAAAGATACATATGGTAGACCAATTATGGAGTCTGATAAAGACGAAGAAATTAAGAAAGCCATGTTAGGTGTTAATCCACGACTTGCGTAATAGGGATAGAGCTACCTTTTAACTAAGCCCTCTATCAATTTTAAATAACCGAAAGGCTACCTTGTCAAGACAAGCCCTGCGACACGCGCAAATTATAGCAGCTACCTTGTTAAGAAAGCCCTGAGTAGGAGTAAAGAAGATGACTAAAGTACAGAAAGAAGAACAAGCAAATCCATATAATGCTAATAAATCATGGCATAATGTTAAAGAAAGTCAATTTGTATCCGCTGATAATGTGTTCTTTAAAGAACCTAAAGTTAGTGATAGTAATGACGAGAAAGTTGAAACAGAAGAAGTATCGCAAGAGAAACCTTCTAAAAAACAAGGATCGAATTACAAAAAACGATATGATGATTTAAAAGCACATTATGATTCTAAACTTGAAGAGTTTAAGGTTAGAGAAGCAGAGTTACTAAAAGAGAAACCTCAATATGTAGCTCCAAAATCTCCTGAAGATTTAGATAAGTTTAAAAAAGAATATCCTGATGTATTCGATGTAGTAGAAACAGTTGCTCATATGCAAAGTGAACAGAAGACAAAAGATTTAGAAGATCGTCTTGTTGCACTACAACAAAGAGAATCTGAATTAATACACAGAGATGCAGAAAAAAGATTAATGGACAAACATCCAGATTTCGATAATATCAAAAATAGTGATGATTTCCATGGTTGGGCAAAATCTCAACCACAATCAATTCAGGATTGGATTTATAAAAATAGTAATGATGCTGATTTAGCTAGTAGAGCTTTAGATTTATATAAGCGTGATACTGGATTAGATGTTCCTCAGAAGAAAACTAGGTCAAATTCTAGAAAGACTAAATCTGCTGCTGATATGGTTTCAACTAAAACAACTGCTGTTGAACCCAAAGAAGCAAAGATCTGGTCAGAAAAGGATATTGCGAGAATGTCTATGGATGAATTTGATAGGTATGAAGAAGAAATTAACAATGCTATCACCGAAGGCAGAATCGCAAGATAATAATTATTAACTTTTATTTTACGAGGATAACACAATGGCAAGCAATACATCGGATCAATATTTTGAGCCAAGTACAGATACTAATGCTAACTTTGCTAACTCCGTAAGCACACAAACTAATAGTTACTTCCTACCTGCAGTCTACTCTAAAAAGGTTTTAAGCTTCTTTAGAAAGGCTTCGGTAGCTGAAGCTATTACAAACACCGACTATGCTGGTGAGATTACAGCTTATGGAGACTCAGTAAAGATTATCAAAGAACCTGTCATATCTGTAGATCAGTACGAAAGAGGTGCTGATGCTACGGCAACTAAACTAACAGATGCAGAAATCAACCTAGTTGTTGATACAGCTAATGCTTTCAAATTTATCGTTGACGACATAGAAGCAAATATGTCTCATGTTAATTGGAGAGAGGTAGCTTCTTCTTCTGCAGCTTATGCATTGAGAGATGCCTTTGACTCAGGCGTAATAGCCGTTATGTTTGCAGGACTTTCTGCTTCTAGCCCTAATCATGTGCTAGGTTCAGATAACGCTACAGACTTAGCTGCTGGCACATTTGATGGCACAGGTAATCTTGACATTGGCTTTGGAGCTAGTGAGCATGACCCAATAGATGTTCTGTCACATATGGCCCGTCTTTTAGATGAGCAAAATGTACCAGAAGAAGGAAGATGGTTTTTAGCATCTCCTGATTTCTATGAAGTTCTTGCTTCAAGTTCATCAAAACTTTTGTCAGTTGACTACAATGCAGGTCAAGGTTCAATCAGAAATGGTTTAGTATCTTCTGGAAAATTGCGTGGATTTAGTATGTACAAGACTAATAACATTGCCGACACATCAAATGCTGCCGGAAAATGTTTAGCTGGTCATATTAGTTCTACAGCAACTGCTCAGACTATTACCAGTACTGAAGTATTACGCGACCCTGATTCCTTCGGAGATATAGTACGAGGACTTCATGTATATGGAGCTAAAGTACTTAGAGACGAAGCTTTAGTAGGTGCGTTCTACGGAATTGACTAAAAACTAAAACGATTTGGGGAGTTATTCTTAGCTCCCCTTTTCTTTATTATTAACTTAGGAGAAAAATAATGGCGAATCCAGTATTTAAGATTAGAGATACAGGAAGAAACTCAGCAAGAGCCGCAGATGTACAAGAACTTGCAGATCATGTTGTCCAATCATGGACATCAGTAACAACAGGAACTATTGCAGTAACTGATGATACTAATACAGATGTAAGTTTTACACAACCTGCCGACACTATTATTCGGGATCTTATAGCCATACCAGCGGGTAACATCGTTACAGGTGGTAGTAGTGGTAATGATGTAGACTTTTCACTTGGAACTTCAGCAGGTGGAACTCAACTTATTGCAACTGAGGCTATTCTCGATGATGGAGGATCAGCAGTAACTTGGACAGCTAATGTACCTTTGTATATTATACAAAATTCACATGGTCATGCAGCTAACCAATTTGTAGGTACATCAACTACAGCGGGTGTTGTAGGTGGTCCAGCAACTTCAGAAGCTATTGCTATTGCAGCTACTTTGTATACTGCTTCAGCAAGAACTTTACATGCAAGATTAACTCCAATCGGAGCTGATTTAGCAACTGCTGCTACAACTGTAACTTACTTAGTTTGCTTCCTACATTTAGGAACTTTACCTGATTAATGGTGTATAACTTATGCCAATGATAGGTAGTGATAAGAACCCGGTAATCCTAAACGGCTCTGGTGGAAATAAAAGCACCAGAGTCTTAGGGTTATTAGGTAGAAGGTATTCTGGTTCTAGTAAAGAGAACTATGAAAAAAACTATGACAGGATATTTAAAAAGCAAAAAGGAGATAAGTAATGGCTACTACATACTTAAATCTTACTAATGAAGTTTTAAGAGAACTCAATGAAATACAATTAACATCTGGAACTTTTGCAGGTGCTATAGGTATTCAAGCCTTTGTAAAGGAAGCTATTAATAGATCCTTATTTGATATAGCTAACGAAGAACCTCAATTACCTTTCTTTGCTGCAGCAGCTAGTGGAGGTACAGATCCTTTTTATGGAAATGTAACTGTAGCTAGTGTAGCAGGACAAAGATGGTATACTTTAAAGTCTGGTAGTTCTAGTATAACTACAGATTATTCCTCTATAGATTGGGATGATTTTTATCTGACAACTATTAATGTATCAGGTGAGTCAGCTCCTTTTGTATCTAGAAGCTTACATTATTTAGGCTTAACAGATTGGAGAAGACACCTTAGAGATTCTGAGAATGCTGATGATGCAGATACACAAGCATATGGAGAACCTAGATATGTTCTTCGTAGTCCTGATCATAGAAAGTTTGGTTTAAGTCCTATACCTGATAAAGTATATAATGTTCATTTTTATGCTTATTCAACACCAACAGCTCTTTCTTCTCATAGTGATGCAATGGTATTACCTGATCAATATGGTCCAGTAATAACTGCAAAGACAAGATACTATGTACATCAATTTAAAGAACAATTACAACAAGCAGCTTTTGCTATGGATGATTATAAAAAAGGTATGAGGCATATGAAAAATAATCTTGTTAA